CCCTGGGCTGTGTGGCCGCTGACGATGGCGGTGTGGGAGAGGATGGCGATGTCGCCAACCGCCGCCGTACCGGCCGCCAGGCCCTTGAGCAGGCGCTCGAATGACTGCGATCCGGTGACTTTGGTTGTGCCGTTGAGCGTCTTGATCTCATTTTGAACGACGCCGGTGGCGTCGCGGCCGTACACCTGCAGCGTGGCGGCGGTGTCGGAAGCGGACGACGAGACGTAGTCGACGGTTCCGGTCGGAGAAATGTCGGAAAAGAAGATCAGCGTTGCGGTGGCGAGCGCGCCGCCTGTGGTGAGCGCGTCGGCATCGGGCATGTTGGCCGAGCCGTAAAACTCGACGTCGCTCTCGAGGACGCTCATGGGCGGAAATCCTTAGGGTGGAAGGCCCTCATCCGGCGCTTCGCGCCACCTTCCCCCGCACGCGGGGGAAGGGGATTAGGCGACGACGGGGACGCGGTAGCGGTCGATCAGGGCGGTCACTTCCGCCGGCATGTCGTCTTCGCCGCCGGGGCCGGTGCCCATCACGTAAGACGCCTCATAGGCGCCAACGGCGTTCTGGCTGCGGATCAAGGGGTCGCGGTGGCGGGCGAACCAGCGCATGGTGACGAGGCGGATGGCGGCCTCCTCGACGTCGTCGGGGATTTTTCCGACGTAGCCCGCTTGGTAGATGGCGACGACGGGCGACGAGCGCCAATGCGAGGGATGGCCGTTGAGGTTGAGGCGGGTCAACCAGCCGTGTTCGGCGTCGAGCAAAAAGTCGGTTCCCAGAATGAGCGTGGTGACGACGCCGGAAATGGTTTCGACGACGCTGGTGATTTCGATCGTCGGCCAGTTGGTCAGCTCGAGCGGCGCGATTTCGCCGCGCACCACGCGTGGCCAGGAATCGCGGGCGAACCAGAATTGGTCTTGGATCGTTTGCGGCGCGAAAATGCGGTTGCAGTAGCTCTGAATCGCGGTTGAAGCGGCAGAGATCTGGCGCGATAAAAACGTGTCGCTCTTCGTGTTGGTGATGTCGAGCTCGTCGTGGACGGTGGCGAGGTCGGTGAGGTCGGTATCGGCGGCCGGGGCGAGGATGGTCGAGATGAGGGTGGCGGAGCGCATGAAAAACCCCTCATCCGGCGCTTCGCGCCACCTTCCCCCGCAAGGGGGGAAGGGGTTTTAGTTGACGAATTTGGCGATCAGCGAGAGGCTCGCGCCGCCGGTTTGGACGACCGGCGATGCCGACGTTCCCGAGCGCACTTTCAGCGCGTTGACGCCGCGTAGCGTCGTCGGGTCGATCTGGATGTATTGGCCGGCGGCGACGGTGAACGTGGTTTCAACGCCGGCGGAGCTGTAGGCCTCGATCCAGGTCGTTCCGCCGTCAACGCTGAATTGAAACGTTAGGCTCGCGGCAACCCAGGTCGCCGGCATCGCTATTCCCACGAGAGTCTGGGCGCCGAGGTCGACCTCTGACGACAGCGACTGGCCGGCGGCGATCGCCGCCTGGATGATGGATAGGCCGATTTGGGCTGCCATGGTTGGTCTCGCGGTTGAGGCGGCCGCGCTGCATGCGGTCGAGGCGGTTGGTAATCATCCGTAGGCGACCCTCATCCGGCGCTTCGCGCCACCCCAAGGCGGCGACTTTCGCCGCCGGAGTCCCGCTTGCGGGAGAAGGGGATTAGCGGCCGTTGAAGATGTCGACCTTGTCGATGGTGAGCGTGGCGACGCCGACGCCGCTCGGCTTGTAGACGGTATGCCAGGGCTGCAGGATCGCGCTCGCTCCCGTCGCGCCCCAGGTGACCGAGCCGACCGTGTTGACGCGGTTGCCGTCGTAAAAAAACGCGATGTCGGCAGAATTCGACCAATCGATGCGGAAGATATGCTGGGCGGTGTCTGAGGTGATCGCCGAGCCGCCGATCTGGGCGGCGGAAAGCGAAAAGGTGTTGGTTCCGTCAAGCGCCTCGATGAGCAGCTTGGCGTTCGCCGTCCAGCCGAAAAACATGTACTCGGCGAGGTTCAATTGGCCCCCCACCCACGCCGAGCCGAGGCCGAGCCCCGCCTGGACGCCGGCAGCGCTCGGCGCTGTTGAAAGCGCGGCGCGCCATTCGGCCTGACCGATTTTGGTGGTGTCGACGCAAAGGGAGTCGTTGAAATAGAGCGAGGCTTCCTGGGCTTGTGAGGCCGAGGTCAGCGCCGCGGCGATCTGGCCGCCGCCGGCGTTGGAGACGAGGGCGACGGTCGGGGGCGCGGCGCCGACGATTTTCTTCACCCAGGCGTAGCCGGCGACCGGCGTGCCCGCGGCGGGAATGCCCGCGGTATGGCCGGCGCCGACGAATTCGTCGCCAAACTGAAAAGGCGCGGCCGAGGCGACGGTTTCCTGGGTCAGGTCCTCGTATTCGTAGGCGATACTGGCGCGATAGGTGGCGCGGGTGACCATTTGGTCAGCTCCTCTGAAAGGTAGTGGCGGGGAAGCGCCCTCATCCGGCCGCTACGCGGCCACCTTCCCCCGCCTTGCGGGGGAAGGGGGTTGGGGGGGTTAGACAATCGTGGTCGGCGGCGTGGCGGCTTGCGTTTCGCCCCAGATATGGAGGCGGGCGGACGTCACGTTCGAGGCGCTCGAGGCGCCGGTGGAGACCGCGATGTGGTTGAAGCCGTTGGCGAGGTCGAGCGCGGTCTCGGGCTGGATCTCAAACAGCACCAGCTTGTCGACGGTAGTCGCGTCGGTGGTGAAGGTCGCCGCGGCGGTCTGGGCGACCAGCGCGTCGGAGGTCGCCGTGGCGTTGTCGAGCCAGATCGGGACGGCGGCGATGGCTTTCGAGCCGCCGGCGCCGGTCGAGGTCGCCTGCAACAGGGAAATGAGGACCGTATTCGCGGCGCCCTGGTTGACCTCGACGACCACCCAGGCTTTCAGCGCGTTGCGAAGGCTGGCGTAGACGCCGGTGCGGCCGGCGGAATCGGCGGCGGCGGGGAGAAGCGTGACCGGCGGAAACTGAGCCGCCATTTGATACTGGACGCCCATGTCGGAAGACTCCTGGGTTGGGGGCAAGGTTGGAAGGGGGGGAACCCCTCATCCGGCGCTTCGCGCCACCTTCCCCCGCAAGGGGGGAAGGGGTTGCCGAGCGCGGTTAGCGGGTGGCGAGGGCGACGAAGGCGGACTTGGTCAGGGTGCCCTTGAAGGGCGTGATGGCGCTGGTCAGCATCGGCTTGCCATCGACGCGATACGTGATGCGGAACACCATCTGGTCGGTGAGGAAGGCCACGTGCATGCTGGTTGCCGCCTGGACGCCGCCCTTGTCGACCAGCGTGTAAGTGCTGAGGTCGACAAGCGCGATGTCGCCGGGGGTTCCCAGCGCCGAGCTGTATTCGGTCGCCACCAGCGGGCGGCCGTAGAGCGAGGCGTAAGGCGCGCCGGAGAGGCCGCCGGGCGGCAGGTAGACGAGCTGACCTCCGGTCCCTACGGCTTGGTTCAACTGGTTGAGCTGGGGTTCGCAGTCCTGGTTGATCAGCCAGACCGCGTTTTTTCGCATGCGCGGCAAACAGCGCGCCCACATGTTGTCGATGTTTTCTTTCACGATGGTGCCGGTGGTCTGGCCGGCCTGCTTGGCGACGGAGATCAGAGCCGGAGCATTGATGAAGCCCAGCGGCAGGCCGGCGCCGGAGCCCTCGAAGATCCCGTCCTCAGTCATGAACATGATTTCTTCCGAGAACGCCTGGCCGGCGATCGCGGTCAACGCCGTGGAATCCTGCAAAAGCTCGTCGGTCATGTACATGGTCGAGATCAGCTTGTGCAGGTTGAACTCAATCATGCGGAATTTGGGCTTGGTTGGCGTCGGCGCCGTGCCTTCGTCGACCCAGTAGGACTGCACGCCGCCCCAGCGCGAACCGGTCAGGCGGCTGGTTTCGTCGATGCCTGGAATCTTGATGCCGTTGGCGCTGGCGCTGATCGGGATCTTGTTGACGCGGCTGAGGAGCTCGCCCATGTCGTGGGCGAGCATCCAGATCGCGCTGGCAAAATCGGTCTGCACCGAAAAGCCGCCGCCGGTGGGATCGACTTCGCCGGCCCCGGTGGGGGCGCGCGAGAGGGCGCCGGGCAATTCGGACGGCGCGCGGATAAGGCGCGAGTCCTCCTTGGCGCCGCGGCTGTTGGCGTACTGCGCGATGGCCTGGAGCTGCTCGCCAAAGCTGCGGAAGTGGCGCTCGCCATCGACGGTGAAGCCGAGAGTGCTGCGGGCGCGCGAAAGGTAACGCGAGAACTGCGCATCGGCGGAGCCGCTGACGAGGCCGGAATTGAGCGGCGCGCCGTGCATGCCGAAGGTGCGCGCCGGGGGGGTGTATTCGATCTCGGACTCGACGAGCGCGGGCGCGGAACCAACGGGGCGCGCCAGCGCGGCGGAGCGCTGTTGGGCGGCTTCCGTGCGCTTGATTGTCGATTCACAATCGGTGATCTCGCGCTCTTTGGCTGCGTAGAGCGCCGCGTCGGCGATGAGGGCGTCGGTGTTGAGTTGATCGATCAGCACGCCGAGATTTCGGCGCTGCTCAGCGAGCTTCATGTCCATTATTGGACTCCATCTAGCGGCGCTTCGCAGCGCGGCGGGGGATGCGGCGTCTCACGACGCTGCGGTCTGAGCTTGCCCAGGGCTCGGATTGGCGGGCTTGGTTGAGGAGCGCGTAGGCCCTCATCCGGCCGCAAGGGCGGCCACCCCTAGGCGGCGCGTTTGCGCCGCCGGAGGGGAAAAGGCGAGAGGACCGACCCGATGGGCCTGAGTCGAACAGGCAACGTTGTCCGGCGTGTTTGACGCAATGCGGGCGACGCTCTGCCGGGAGCTACGGCGGGAGGGCTCTCTCTAGCGCTGGGCGGTTGTTTGACGCGCCCGGCGGATGGTTGATGTTAAGGAAGGGCCGGGGTCGGCGCCCCCGGCTACAGGACGCGGCGTTTGAGGGCGTGCGCTTTGCGGACGCGGAGGGCGCGGGCGTCGTCGCTGTCGCCGTCGGTGTCGCTCTCTTCGGGGTTTTCATCATCGGGCTCTTCGCCGTTCTTGTCCATGACGGAACGGACCAGACAGCGCGCGGTTTCCATGTGGTCGTGGGCGCTGCGCAGGCAGCGGGCGTTTTCCTTGCTCAGAACCTTGCCGGAGCGGGTCAGGCCGAGATCGGAGAGCGCCTGTTTGACGGCGCGGGCGATCTCGTCGGCGGGGGCGCCTTTGAGATTTTCCTGGGTTTCCTCGTCAGCCATAGCGGCGATGATGGCATTGCCCTCGTCGAGCCAGGCGGCGAGGCGATCGGGGATGGGCGAGCCGTCGCCCTCGTCCTCGGCTTCGTCGCAGATCTGGTTGTAGAGGTGCTCGGCATAGCCGAGCAGGTCGCAGAGTTGCGAAAGCTCGCCGAGGCCGCGCCGGCGGAAGGTTTTCGCCTGGGCGCGGAAGGCGCGGTCGGCTTTGACGGCGGGCTCGACCGGCGGCGACGTGGCTTCAGGCTCTTCGGCGTGGCTGGCGGTCGGCATGCGGGAGTCCTTTCGGAGCGTTTCAAGATCGCGCCTGGGCAAAACGGCAAAGCCGCCAACGTCCAGCGCCTGGGTCGCCCAATCAAAGATCGGCCCGGTGTCGATGCCGGCGCCGCGGGCGGAAACGAGGGCGCTGGCGAGCGCGGGGAGCGGCACGGCGGAGGCCTCGAGCAGCTCCTGCTCGAGGAAGTCGATGGCGCCGGGCGCGCGGCCCTTGTCGGCGGCGTAGCGCCATTTGATCGGCAACCAACTGACTGACGAGGCGTTGATGTAGCCGCCCTTGGTGAGGCGGAAAATCGTGTCGGCGAAGGGATACGCGTCGGCGTCAGCGTATTGCACCGTGGCGCGCAGGAGAGCGCCGTCGGCGGCAATTTTTGTCACCCGGCCGATCGGCGGGGAAAGCGAGTCGTGAGCCCAGAGGTAGACCGGGTTCTTGAGAAAGTTGTCGAGTTTCCAGCCAGCGCTGGCGATGGTGTCGCCATCGCGGGCGACGGACTCGTCGGAAAAGATGTGGTCGATGGTGCGGTCGCCCTCGGCGCGCACGGAGACGGGGGCCGAGGTGGCGAAACGCAGGAAGCGCGGGGCGCGCGGGTTGATGACGGGGGTGGTCATGCGGGCTCCGGGGAAGCAATCAGCCCGGGCGGCAGGCCATCGTCGATCAGGAAAGCCTCCTCCTCATCGAGGCCGGCGCGAAAAAACTCCGGGCCGCAATCAGGCCGAAAATACGCATACACAAACACCTTGTGGCCGAGCAGCATTTTCTCAAACTTCGCTACATCCGGCTCGTCGTGAGGGATGCGCACCCAGCCGTTGTGCTCAAAGGGTATGATCATGCGGGCTTCCCTCACCTGGCGCTTCGCGCCTGTCCTCTCCCGCGGGGCGGGAGAGGGGTTAGGAGCGGATTAATTGGCCATTGCAAATTGGCGGCCTCGCTGTTTTCTTCCCGCGCCGCCTCGATGGCGGCCCTGGCGTCATCGCGCCCGGCGGCCGTGGCGCAGACGCCGACGAGCTTGACCTCGCCATCTTGGTTCTCAGTCAGGGCCGCGCCGGAGGCGAATTGGCCGTTGGGGTCGCGGGGCTGGTCAGGGTTGAAGTCGCGGGCTTCGGGCGGGTCGGGGATGAAGCAGAGATCGAAAAAGGTCCCATCCACGGCGGCATTGTCGAGCTGTAGCGTCGCCGCGTCGCTCTCGATCTGGCGCGGGTTCATTGCAGGGTCATTTTTACTGTGCGCTTGTCCGCGTCGTATCCGGTGACGCGGAACGACGAGCCGCGGGGCAACAGCATTTCCTGCTCGCCGGGAGTTCCGGAAACCGCCGCAAGCGAGGCAACGCGGCTCCCGGCTCGCACTTGTATCTCCATCATCAGCCCCGTTCCGTTGGCGGTCTGGAAACCGCGCAACGCCCGCGCGATGGCTCGCGACGAGCTGGTTGATACGAATCCGCGGTCGGTGATGATACTGCCTTTGCCGAGCTGACCGTTGAGCCGCGCCGCGCTGGAGGGGCTGATGCCGCGGTAGAGCGTTATTTTCGTTTCCGTGCTGGCATTTTCCAGCGCCGAGTCGACGTGTTTGACGATTTCGCCCTCGCGGCCATCCGGCATTTTGCCCTGGCGGAGCGCCGCGTTGATATTTGAATAGTAATAACCGCCCGTATAATCCTTGAGCGCCTGTTTCTGATCGGCCGTCAGCGACGAGGCCCAGCGGCCGTGGTCATCGCGAGGCTGGTCGGAATCGAAGCGAAGCTTTTTTCCTTCGAGGGCGGCGCTTCCGGGTCGAAGCGCCCGGGGGTTGGCGTCGGCGTCGCCGTCGGGGGGACGGCCGCCGCCATCGGCGCCGGCGCCGGTGGCGTCGGAACCGGCGGCGCTGAGGTTGGCGGGGGTGAGCAGTTCGCCGAATTTGGGCTTGGGATTGCGGCCGTCGTCGACGCGGGCTTCCTCAGGAGTCAGGAAGCCGGCGGTGATGGCGCGGGCGTAATTGTTGTAGCGCGCGGTGATGTCGGCGCGGGTCAGCTCGCTGAGATCGAAATCGATGAACAGCTTTTGCGGACGCAGGGCGAACGTGGAATGCAGCTTCCAACGCCAGCGGCTGGTGTAGCTGCTGAGCGTCAGGTTGATGTATTCCTGGCTCTGTTGGCCGATGTTGTTGTTGGTCGAGCGCGTCAGGTCGCCGAGCATGTGCAGCGGGATGCGCCAGATGCGCGCCACTTCCTGAAGTTGAAAAGTGCGCTGGCTGATGATCTGCAGGTCGTTGGCGTTCATGGC